CGTTACCGACAGCAGATTTAACAATATCGCCAATAGCGTATGTGTTAGAAGCGTCGTTAGCGATGGCGTAGAGGTAGCCTTGCTCGTTAAAGGGTGCACCAGTGATTGTGCCGATTGGCGACAATCCTGTTACGGCATTTACGTTTGCCATTTATAAATCTCCTTGATGGATTGAATTAATTAACCTTGATACCAGCATTGTAGAAACCAGTAGAATCTACGCCAGGTGTTTTACCACCACGGATTGCTGCATCAGTTTTATCGTTACGTTCTTGAAGCTGACGCTGGTCTTCGTCCCACCATTCTTGTTTGATTTTCATCAAATAAGCATACATTGGTTCGCCTTTTTCACCAGCACCTACCAAAAATCTAACCTTATCTCCTATGTCAGTATTACGTGAAGTTACATTCTCCGTAACACCGCCTACCTCGCTTGGGTGAACAAACTCATAACCATTTTCAGTAGCAGCCTGGATGCGACCAGGTGTGTCATTGAAAATGTGCAAGTGAAATCCGTCAATTTGATTTCCTACTTGCAGCTTACCTTGAGTCCCATTAAATACGCCTTTTTTACGTTCCCGTGGACGCTCTACCTTAGTAGACTCTGGTGCAGCCTTAACTTCTTTTTTAATTTCAGTCATATTTGTTCTCCCTTATTCCCAATCATATTCTGCAACATAAGCTTCTTTGGTCATCAGACCTTGCTTAACAAATTTATCACAAGCTGCTTTAGCATCTGGAGGTAAGTTATTGTAAGATTTCTTGCCACTATTTACCGATGGTCTTGCTGTGCCGTTAGGTGCACCGTCCATTGGATTAGCAATACGTTTCTTACCAAACTTCTCTGGAAGCAATAATGCAAGTTCTTCATCTAGCTTGTCTAAGAACGCTTTGCCTTGTAGAGCTGGGTTTTCACGACGTAATTCAACGCCTAAACCATTTGCCATACCAGTCAATCGTGTATCTTTACCAAACCAATCATTTTTGTCCATCCACTCATTAAGTGAAGGGTCAGTAGTGATTTGAGGAACTTCTTTTGCTTTATCTTCAGCAGCTTTTAAGTCTTGTTTTGCTTCTAGACGTTGCTCTTTCAAGTCGTCCATTGCATCGTCAATTGCTATAGCTCTGTCGCCATCGCCTTGTGTGATTGCATCACGCTTAGCTTGCTTCAGTTGCTCTAATTGAACTTCCAAGTCTTTGGTTTTGCGTTCAAACTGTTGTTTTTGAAACTCACGAAACTCTTTTGCAGCTTCACGTGCTTCTTCAGCAGCTTTCTTTGCTTCACCTAATTCTTTAAGCAATTTCTCATTATTCTTGCGTAGGATTGGCATAATTTCTTTGCCACGACGTACAAACGTCTCAGCATCAACCCAATCGTCCTCAGAACCACGGAATTCTTCTTTGGCTACCCAGCCCTGCGCCCTTGCTTCGGACTCGTACTGAGGGGCTTCTGGAGCTTCCTGTGGTGCTTCTTGTTGTAGTTCTTCACTCATTATTTCGTTCCTTTTAAGAGATGAGGGTCAATCAACTTCATGTCATCATCTAATTTACATACTAAGTTGTCATAGTTAACCATGCGGTAATCTAAGCCATCTTTACCTTTGTACATCAATCCAGCGTATTTTGCGTAACCAACTCGCATACCTACTGAAACAACACCTTCAGGAACTTCTTCACCTAAGGCAATAATCTCACCTGTGGTATTTGCAAGCTGTTCTCTTTCGTTTGTCTCTGCAGTAGCAATAATGATTCCACTAGCTGTCTTCTCTTCCACTTCAAGAGGCTTAATAAGCACTCTATCGAAAATAGGAGTAATGCCTGAAACATTAGACATCTTTATTTTCCTTTACTGATTCCATTAACTCTTCATAGGTCATTCGTAGAATATTGGTTACTGCTGCTGCTCTGCCACGAAGATTAGAATCATCTTCACTGCCAATTAACAACATTTCTTTTAACCATTCTCTATCGTTATCCATGGCTTTCATAAAAGCCCTAGTAACTCGATTGCCCTTCCATTCTAAAAACTCTTGCTCCGTAACTACTATTGCCATACTTCCTCCTTGTTAATACTATTCTGGTGCTGCTTCTCCTTCTTTAGGAGATTTCAAATCATTTAAATGTTTTTCTAATGCCATGACAGTTTTAAGGCTGTCTTGAATTCCTTCTTGCTTTGCTCTAGCTGCACCGATTTGGGCATCAAGCATTGCAATGTCGTGTCCTGTTTGTACACCACCAGCTTGCTCTACAGCAAGGATAGCATCGGCTTCTAACTTATGAATCTTAGCTTGTTGCAACTCAGCATTCTGAGCCAACTTGATAGCAGCCAACTTAGTCTGCAATTCAATATCCATTTGTTTAATTTGAGCACGCATTTGCTCAATCTGAACTTTCTCAGAAGGTCCTGGCTTAATAGCGTTAGGTCCTTTAGGATCAGGCAGAACCATATCAATGTTAGATACTTTCATTGCCTTGAGATAGTTCTTTTGAACTTCGTACATATTCATGCCAGGGGTCGTGGATGCAAGTTGTAGAAGCGCAGTAGCTTGTTGGATACGTTGTGTGTCTGAAACAATGTTAGGATCAGCAGAAGGACGCACATCAGATACAGGACCTGCGTAATCTTCAGCAGCAATAAAGTTTTGACCTGTATCACTGTTATAGTCTTGAACGCCTTCAAGGTACAATTGATTCAAACGATATAATTTACGGAACTCATCTTTAAGACTTCTGTAGGTACGTTTAAAGATACCTGAGAAAATCTTCATACCCTGTTCTGCCATTGTGCGAGTTGTTTCCGCAGCAGTGTTCTGTCCAGGGTTTTGTCCTGTGAGAATATCAACAGAACCACCAATACGCTCACCGTAATTAATAAGCAAATTAAGAAGAGTATAAAGAACTTGAGAAGGCTCACGAACTGGAAGAGGAACAATGCCTTTCCTGAGATCATCACCTGTTGTGTCAACATGCTTCCACTCCAAAGGTGCAAAGTTATAGTTACCACCTCTTAGTTTGATACCACGTGAGAGGAAACCACCTGCGGTGTTTGCCATTGTTCCGCAGTCAATAAGCTGATTGAGAATGGTATCAATACTTTGATTAAGTGGTCCAAGTAAAGATCCAAAGCCCAAGTCATAGAATCCACCATCAGGTGAGGGAATGAAAGGGAATTTAGTAAAATAGGTTTCTGGTGTGATTCGAAGTACATTACCGTTATCATCTTTTTCGATAGAAGTAGTGAAGTAACGAGCTACAATACGCAGGATCTGTTTAGTATCACGACGCATCCAAACGATGTACGGCTCAGCGTAACCATCACCATCAAGGTCAATGAATGTGTGTTGTTCTAGAATTTCGTAAGGAGTAGACTCATCTACAGAGTCTGGAGCTGTCATACCTTGTGCTTTATTTTGAGCCAAAGTCAAATTAGACTGTGGTACAGCAGCAGGCATGATTTCAGTCATCTCTAAGAACAAACCACGAGCTACACGCTCATAGATGTCGTTACGAGACATGTACTGAATTTGAGTAATACGTGGTGATGTTGCTAAATCTTTAGTCCAATAGTTTACGACAAAATCCTTAGCAAGGATGTTCTCGGAAACGTTATGTTTAAGGATAGGATCAAAGTATGATTTCTTAAATGCACAACCAACGATAGGCTGAGAAATCAAAACTCGGTCCATTTCAGATTCCCAGTTAACATCTTCTTCTAGGATCTGGTAAGACATGTGTTGGCTTACACGATGAGCACGTGCGTCTTTTTGACCTGTAGGGTCATCACCAATTACACGACATTGAACAGGGGTTTCGCCATTGATAAGTACAGGATAGCTGCGAGCATGATACTGGAGAGCAGCAATTGTAACAAGTGGGAATTTAACATTAGATGCACCAGGCCAAGGGAATGATTTAGCTTCAGCAACTTGCAAAGCAAGCTTCATGGATTCTTCAGTACGCTTTTCCCAAGCTGAACGAGACTCTTTGTCGGCTTCAAAGCCTTTATAGACATGATAGCTGATAGTGTAGAGATCCTGCTCTTCCAATGCCGTAGCAATGTTAGGCATCTCTACAATTTCATCAAGATTAAATTTAGTATTTAGTTCCATCAATATCCCGTTGTTTCGTTGCGTCCTGCTTGGTCGTATCCAGCTTCGTGTAAGGCAAACCTGTATTCTTCTTCGTCAAGTTCTTGTTGAGTAGCAGCTACTTGCATTTGATTGAGTAACAATCCGATATATGCCCAAGCGTCAACTTGATCGTCATGTCTATCTCTAGGAAACCTCAGTAGCTCATCTTCAAACGTTTGATACCAATCAGCAGAACTGTCAAACTTCACGGCTCCTGCTCTCATACGAGCTTGCATTGACCGAGCACGACTTAATTTATCACCACTAGGCTTGAGCAACACTAGGTTGATAAAAGTATCTTGCTTCATCATTGCTTCGTTAAGATACGGACCGATAGACTTCTGGATCGTTCCTGCCTCAATTCCAAACAATTCAGGTTTGTACGTTCGCTGGAGGGCAAGGATAGTTTCCACAATCTGCATCGCATCCATCCTATCACGGACGATGTTCACACACTGCAAATGCTGATTCTCATCCATCCCTGCCACAGCAAAAACACTGTAATCACTATGTTGCCTTTGTGAAATAGCTAAGTCACAAGCAATGTAGTAATTTAAATTCTTATTACGGTCTTCTTCTTTAAGTGGTGTAAAGTCACTCTTCTTAAAGAATCCGTTAGCGTCATCAAGAGGTACGTTTAACATCTCTTGAGAATATACGTCAGCCAATCCTTGTGCTACGTATTGAGCTTTACGCTCTTCTAATGCTTTCTTGTTCCATCTATCAGGCCAAAGAATACTTTTAAAGTCATCTGTATGGGCACGATATTTAATGGATAACCAAGAAGTCTTGTAATTTGTATACTGTTTTAAATCGTCAGTAATTAAGTTTTTTAATGCTTTAGTGCCTAGTGAGGCTAACTGAGACTCAGGCATTAACCTTTCGAGAAGGGAGTCTAAGTGCAAAATAGTACCGACTATGCGAATCTTTCCTGTAACTGACAGGGCAGGGATAAGAGCTGAGTAGAACCATCTACGAAGCTTC